ACCATTCAAGGTCTGAGTTGCGCATGACCTCAGACTGAGCAGCTTGAGCTCCGTGGGGATCGTCAAGTATCAACCGAGATCCGCCCTCACCGGTTGCCGTGCCACCGACCGAAGTTGCCAGTCTATACCCGGTCTTGTCGTTTTCAAACCGTTGCTTGGCATTCTGGTCACCTGATAACTCAAACATGTGCTTCCACCTGTCTTGATACCAGTTCGATTGCAGCAAGCGCCGGGTCTTCAAGTTGTCCCGAGTGCTGAGGTTGCCTGAATACGAAGCGCATAGAAACTTTTGCTGCGGGTTGACAATCCATTCCCAAGCAGGCCACATGACCGAAACAATGGTTGACTTGGAATGGCGGGGCGGGATATTGATCAGCAACCGCTTGATGTCACCAAAAGTAATGGCCTCAAGGTGTTCGCAGATTGCTTCAATGTGCCAGCTCTCTATGAAAGGGATGCTCGGCTCGACAACGTGCCACGATTGCTTGACGAATTCGTACAGAGAGCTCTCTGCCTTTCGGCGCAGCTGCTCTCTTAAGATCATCTCTCCTAGAGTTTTGTGACTCAAAGGAGCGTTCATTAAGTGTTCGCAGCTTTGCTCAACAAGGTTTGAATCTGTGTCAGCTCCGTGTCGCTCAAGCCTTTGAGGTCCACGACCGAGGTTTCAATGGCGCCTCCGTTGACGCCGCTGATCTCGCTGCGTGCCAGCTTAGGTACGTGGTACTCAACCACGGATTGAAACAGGTTGAATGCTTTTTCAGGGTTTGGCCTGATTGCATAAACTTTGTTCCCCTCGCCGTCATACACCTGTTTGCCTTCAGCATCAAGCATCGGGCTGCCGTTAGCAACCTGATCAAGCCAACCGGTCAAACGGTGCGCATTGCCGTCGACAAACTCTGCAATTGCTTGCTTCGCTGTCAACGTAATTTTGTTCTGCGTGCCTAAAGCTCTACCTGAGCCGGGCATTTTAGCCGAACCCGGTTTATTACCAGGCGTGCCTTTTTGTCGTAATTGTGTCATAAATCAAACCCTTTCGGCCAGACGTTCTATTTTAGATTTTAGCACAGAAGCAAACCTTCATGTACCAGCTCAGCTCTTGCCACGAACCACCACAAAGCGCTTGAGCCACTCAGGAGGCTGATCACCATAGACGTAGGTCAGCAGCATGCCATAAGCCTCGTCAGCTCCCTCGCACACAATGGCTTCGTAACCTTTTGCACGCAGCTTATCGATAACCTCGTTTTGATTGCTGCTCGTCTTGCCACCGATCTTTTTCATTTCAATGAACAAGCCGTGCTTGTCTTCACGTGGCTCTGCAAGAAACAGGTCAGGCGCTCCTGCCAAGACGCCTTCCCTCTTCATCTGCGCAGCTACCCGGATCTCCCTCTTGCCACCGTTCGGGATGCTCATAAAAACCAGGTCAGGATGGAAGTTGCGCACTCTGGCAACTAGAACCGTCTGCTCACTTGACTCAGATTTGTTCTGCTTACTTTTCATTGTTTGTATACAACCATTTATGTTCCTAAGTTCAGCGTCTAGGGTCGAGGTTAGAGGTTCGTGATTTACCAGGTCCCACCACCACCGGCAGATATATATACTCTTTTTTGTCTTTTTATATATTCCTGCTGGCTGTCAACTTTATACTATTATCTCTAACCTCGAACCTTTTAAGTAAAATATACATAAAAATCAACAACTTAAGCTAGTTCGTAAAGAAGTTCGGGGAGGGGTTCGTGATAGCTTTAGTTCGAAACATTTAACTTAGAAGGTCTTCATCTTTTGTTTTTTCCAATAAATTTCTGATTTGTTCATTAGTTTTAGATTTTTCCATTCCGTTAAACATCCTCAAACACGAACCTTTTAGCCAGATTGTGCAAGCTTTTCCTTCCCATTTGACAGGATGCCCGAGCGCAGAATAGCCGAGTTTCATGAACATTTTGTTTAAGGAAACGCTCTTAGGAACTTCTACATTTTCGGTAAAACTCAAAGCCGTTGTGAAGTGTCTGCTCGACAAAATTTGGTCATTAAAGCCGTATCCACCCTCTAATAAGAGGTCTTTTACAATGCCAAAATCTTCGCTTACGTTCAAACTGACCATTTGATCTTTTGCGATTGATGCAGGTGCTTGGCCTTTTGGGTTGAACAATGGACTTAGTTTGTACTCAAGCAACCACTTCCTCAGGCCAGGAGCGTGATCACGAATGGCGCTGAACAGCTTGCTGAAGTAGATTGAATCGGCGACCTTGATTAGATCTTCTTGGCTATTGAAAGGTGTGAACTGAACCCACCACCTGCGGTCAGTGTCTTCTAAAGGCAGAGCGTCATGGTGGTTGGTAAAGGCAATGTAGTTGACCGTGTTGGGTGCAACGTACTCATCAAAGCCTTTCGGGTGTATGGTAACTTGGTCATTAGTGATGTACGGCTTGATGGTGTTGAGAACATCGTGGCGGTTGTGGCCAACCATCCGGATCTCTTCTAAAACGTTGACACATCTGCCTGAAGCCCATTTGGTAAACCCGGTTTGAAGGACTGAGGGCGATACGATCCCGACGTTGACCATTCCCATAACTCCCATCATCAAGTTGCCAAGCACAGACTTGCCGTCACCCTCAATGCCTTTGATCAATGGTGACCAACGGATTTTGACCCCCGGGTTTTGCGCATTGAAGGCCATCCAACTAACCATGATGTCTACTGAGTTCTCTTCTACCAAGATCATGTTTAAGTGATTTAAAACGGCTTCTATTGCCTCTAAATCACCTGGGCTGAGGTTCGCAGGCACATCAGGTGCACTATTTCTACTGTACTCATTGACGCAAGGCATTCCGTCCAGTTCAAACACGTCATCTGCCATGGGCAAATAAATAATTTTGTCTGGCGTCGGTATTCTGAAAAGGTCTAAAGCTAGAGTGGCAGCAGAGTCATCGCCAGTAAACCGGTTGAACATAGCTCCAAAACCCTGTTGACTGACGCGCCTTTTAGTAGTCACGTTAAAAAACCGGTCAATGCTTGTTACATAAACCCAATCACCTAGCCATTCAGGCACGCCTTCATGGATTTTTGGCTTAATCAATCCTTTAGCATCTCCGATAGAGATCGGGAAGCCGAGGTCCTTAAACTTGGTTTTAAGAACTCCTGCCAATACGTTACGGCTCAAGTGATCAAGGCCTAACTCAGCTTTAATACCATCAACTACGACAGTTTTAAGCCGTTCAAGGTCTGTCTCATCAACAATAAGCTGCTTGCATTTGTCAAAAGTCTTTTGCTGCTCAGCCTTCTTAACTTCACCGGCCTTCTTGATGATCGAGGCCAAGGTTATGGCTCCGCCTCCTGAGTTGTGCTGTTCACTAAAAGAATCCCATTTAGCTTCTAATTCACGGCGATCATAAGACCCGGTCTCACGGCTAACTTGGTCCCAAAGCTCCATCCATTCTTCGGTTCCACGGCCCTGATGATGCAAAGCCATCCCAAGTTGAAGCCATTGGTCATATTGCTCAACGTCGCCTATGTACGGCAGTAGCTCAATCTCAACTCGTTCAAGATCCCAGTCAGAGATTGGAGCCTTATAGGCTTCAAGGCTTAACTGTTCATTGGCACCAAAATGCTCTTCAACAAACCAGCCTACATCTTGTGTGACTAAAGGCAAAGATCCATGACCATTAAGCTTATGGCCGGTCACTGTGAAATAACGGCTTTCCTTATAGACCTCAACATTGCCTTTTTTACCGTTTATGGCCAAGTTAGACTTTGTGAACAATTTGATGCCTGTGCCTGAAGGACTGGTTTCTGCATAGCCATCGACACGGTCCAACAAGTTTTGAGCCAATCCACTCAACTGCCCATTCTCAACACAATCATCCAGGTCAATGCCGTGGATGCCATCAGAGCCATCAAAAGCTATACCAATTCCTTCATAGCCTTCCATTAAGTAAGCATCGAATGCATCTTCATAGGTCGACCAATGCTTTGGATTTGTTACTTGAGCCAAACGGCCATTGACTTGGTGTGGTACTTTTTTCCAAACCTCTTCGCCATTCTTTTTTGTATGGCCTTCAAGCTTCCATACAACCCATCGACAAATCGACTTTAATTCTTGTGGGATAGACTCAGGTTTGACAGGTAGAACTTGGGGTTTAGAGGACATCATTGCCCCTTGAAGACTCAATTCTTAAAGCGATAGAGTCCCTATAGTCAGAGGCTGCAACTTCCATAAAGGCAACAATAACCGCAGTTCTGTTCATTCCTTTAGGAAGATTGGAAGTGGCATTTAGGGCTTCTCTCATGTAAATTTTTGCTGTTTCACACGAGTCAAAAACCAATCTCTCCAAAGACGGAGACGAGTCGTTAGTCTGGATAGACATGCTTTTCTTTCATCAAACCCATTCACAAAAGTGGTCGGGCAGATGCTGTGAAAGGGGAAAGCATCCTCGTCGGTCGAATAGCTAATTCGCCCCAAGCCCACAAACATCATACACCAAAAAACCAATGTACAATTCATTATGACTGAAAAAAAACCCAAGCTCAAGCCCTTTAAAGCCAAGTGCCAAAATGCACTAGACCAACTGCTTGCCCACTTCGGCACAAAAGCCGAGATGGCAAGGCAGGCCAAGATGAGCCGAAACACTGTTTCTTACTGGTTTACACGTGGCCAGATAGGCCGTGTGGCTGCTAAAAAATTCGGGTC